GGGGTGGTTCTTCTTTACCCATTCCTCAAACGCTTTTCTTGTGGTCGGCTTGCGCTCTGGCTGGCCCAGACCTATGCTTCCTGACGGCTTCGATAGCCCTATCCGGCCACGTCCAGACTCCGCCACTTTTCTCAGCCAGCACTACCTTGTTGGCAAGGATGAGATCATACATTTCGGCCAGCAGGTCAACTATCTCTGGCTGGGCTGGCGCAGTTGCTGGCGCTGCGAGTGCGGAGCGGATGTTTTCCAGACTCCAGTGGTAGTTTGGCGCTTCATCTGGATCAATATTGAGTATTCGCGCTGCCCAGCACATGCTTTCAAGCGCCCGATCCAGTAGCTCCTTTTCAATGGTGATGGTAGTCATACCCAACCTCCCAGCATCAGCGCCGCAGTGCAGAGCACCACAACCACGCACGCCCACAGGATCAGACGGTCCTGCCAGTCCATGCGGGACTTGATCTCGTATCCCTTGTGGTCTTTCATTCCGCGTTCTCCCTCAGATAGTTGGACAGCCGTGCAATCAGCCCATCGTTGTACGATGCTTGCGCCGCGTAATACTCCGCGTGCTGCATGGCCGTGAGATAGTCCCGCTTGGCCTGCTCAAGGTCCGCCACGGCGATCTCCAAGGCGGTGGGCTTCTTGAATGGGTTGAATTGTGCGATGAGGTGTTTCATTTGGTTTCTCCGCTTTCCATTTCGATCAACAGGTCAAGAAAGTGACGGGCTTTCTTGAGGTCTTGCAGACCGTTCTTCCCGCGCCACCGGCTCACGTACTTGATGATGCTGCCCTCGCAGAACCCCAGGCCATTGCGGTGGATGTACTGCACCGGCTGGATCGCCATGTTCTTGTAGTGGTCCCCCGCGACCTGAACGTCCAGGGCGCTGGGAACCTTTGCCTCGGGGGATCGGAATGCCGTGCGGTTCCGCATGTTCTCCTCGTACAGTTCCCGAGACACGGGGGGATCGACCTTGTAGGGTGCGTCATTTATCTTGTTCATCTTCGGTCTCCTGCTCATCGTTCACCTCAACCCACACGCATCCGGTCCCGTTGCAGTTGTAACAGTTGGACCGCTCGGTCATCCCTTCACCTGACCCACGGCAGACCGGGCAGATTTCGTCCTCAAAGTGAGTGGTCATTGCTCGATCACCCCCATCTTGATCATGATGTCCTTGCGCTCACGGGCATCACGCAAGGCCGACAGCCGCTGGTGCAGGCGCACCACGATCATCGACCGCTTGCTGTTCTCCATCTCGTGCCTGAGCATCTGCTCGACCTGCTCCTCGGTCAGCACTGCCAGCACCCCCTGGAGACTGCGCCACGACTTGAGCGCAGCAGTTGCGATTGCATCCATTTCGGTTCCTCTTGAGTTGATGAGATTGCAGTGTAGCACGGGATTACAACCTGTGCAACATGAATTTACGCAATCATCCTCATTTTCCTGTACTCCTTCACCGCTGCCCTCAGAGAGTCCTCAGTCTCAGCCTTCTCGTTGATCGCAAGCGCCTGAGCCTGATCCATCGTGTCAAGGCACAGGATGCGGTGGCAGATGACCGGGACACCCTGACCCTGGCGGCGCAGGCGACCGTTGAACTGGGTGTACAGGCGCAGGCTCCAGTTGAGTCCGAACCAGACCACCGTATGACCGCGCTTTTGCAGCCCGTCGATGCCGTGTCCTGCGCTGGCCGGGTGTGCGACCATCAGGGTGCAGTCCCCCGTAGTCCAGCGTCGCATGGCCTCGTTCAGCGCACCCTCGGTCTTGCACTCGGTCAGGTTGATGGGCCTGAGATGCTTGAACCGTTCCATGATCCGCGCTGCATCGGATCGGTACGCATAGGCGCAGAAGATCGGTTGCCCATTGGCCTCGTCAATGATGTCGCTCAGTGCGTCCAGTTTCAACTCGTGAATCGGCTCCCACAGTGGCATCCCCGGCACCGGGTAGGTGGCACCGTTGGAGAACTGGAGACAGGTGTTGGTCAGGCTGGCCTGATTGAACATCTCCTTCTCCGCGCCACTGTCCAGCTTGAGGAACAACTCCTTCTCCATCTGGTCGTACTTCTCGCGCAGATCGGGTGTCAGTTCCACATTCACATCGTTGACGATGAGGTCGGGCAGCGGGTTGTAATCGGCCGCACTCATCTCCAGCGTGATGTCGCTCACCAGGGTCTTGATGGCGCTCTCGGTGTCCTCGTAAGGCACCTCCTTGTATGGTCCCGCCTTGCGATAAAACCGGGTGCGGAATGCGGTCTTGCTGGTGCCCAGGCGCTCACCCTTGTCCACCACGAGGTACTGCCCGTGCAGGTCTTTGTAGCCCTCGCTGGCGGGTGTCCCGGTCAACCCCGTTGCCCACTTGAACTGCCCCAACACCTTCTTCAGCGCCTTGACCCTGTTGGTGCTGCTGTTCTTCATCTTGTCCACCTCGTCATAGACGATCCCGTCGAACGGTAGTGGCAGACCCTTGCGGACGAAGTAGGTGTGCAGACTTTCCGAGAGCCATTCCAGGTTCTCGTAATTGATCACGTAGATATTCGCGGGTCTGAGCAGGGCGCGAATCCTCTGGTCCTTGGTGCCCATGACCATACTGAACGTGAGTGCCCCCAGATGGCTCCATTTGGCCGCTTCCTGCCGCCATACGAGGCGACAGACCCTGATGGGTGCCACGACCACAACAGCGCGCAGGAATCCCGTTTTAACGAGGTGTGCGATGCTGGTGAGTGTGATCGAGGTCTTCCCTAAGCCAATGTCAAGCCAGAGCATCGACGCGGGATGCGTACACTGGTGAACCACTGCCTTCTGCTGGTAGGGGTGCAGGTTCTCGGGTGTCAGCATGTTGGTCTACCCAGGAAAGCAAACTCACCAAATAACTCCAGCGATTTATTTTTATACTCGAGTGCCGCATCACATTCACTGGTAAATAGTCCAAGGTGGTAATGAACCTTAAGGTGGACTATTTGAGCAGCCCATTTACCTGATTTTTTGTGAAAATAAACCCCCTTGTGGGCAGAAGACGATCCTCCGAGGGTTTGTTTTTTACGCTGGTTCCATGTGTTTTGTGTTCGACAACAGTCCCTCAAATTTTCGATCCTGTTGTCCGTTTTAATACCGTTGATGTGGTCAGTCTCATTGGGAAAAACACCATGGTGGTACATCCACACCAACCTATGTTCAAGATAAAATGTTTTATCCACCTTTCTAATAAAATACCCTTGGGCGCTAATCGCAGATGTAATAATTTTCTCATTATTGTGGGGATTTTTCCTCTCAAGTCTTCCCGTCACAGCGTTATAGTCGAACAACTCTTTCAACCTATCTGAGCAGACCATCGACAACCTCCTTCCCTTGTTCAACACTATCAACAACAAAGACTCTCACCCCCTGGTTCCGCAGACGCTCATGTTCCCTTGCCTGCGCTGGTGTGGGCACTTGACCCCATCGTTTGAACTCAAGGAACGATATATCACCACGAGGGTTGATGTACAGCCGATCAGGCACTGCTGACCGCTGGGGACTGGTGAACTTGTACACGAGGAACCCCTGCTCCTTGGCATAGGTGCCGACCTTTTCTTCGATCTGTTTTTCAAGCATTTTTTTCATTTCATCCACTCCGGATAGTTGTAAATGCGTTGTTCGGCAATAGCGAAATACTTTGTGTCTTGTTCAATGCCAATGAAGTTCCGGTTGGTGTTTACGCAGGCCACACCTGTCGTTCCGCTCCCCATGCAGTTGTCCAGAACCATGTCGCCCTCGTTGGTGTAGGTGCGGATTAGGTACTCCATTAGGGCGACGGGCTTTTGCGTTGGGTGGAGGCCACGCTCGCGATTGAACGGCTGAACGCTGCTTGGGCACCGCTTGGCACTAACCGCAAACACGCCATTCGGCTTAATCGCATAAAGCTCGGACGACTGATAGGTGCAGGACGTGGTTTCCTTGCCCTTGCGCCCTCCGACGCGCTCCTGCGGGATTGGGTAGTAATTTGCCCGCTCACTGGAAAACACTAGGACGCTTTCGTGTTCCTTCATCGGCCCAAACTTGACCGTTGCGAAGTTGCTGCCAGCATCCTTCCGCCAAATCCACTCATGCCGAAACATGCGCGGCGCGCTCATCACCAGCGCGGACGTAAACGGCTGGCTCGCAGTCAGCACAATGGCCGCGTTCCGCTTCGCCACCCTGCGGTACTGCGCCCACAGCGGCTCGAACGGAATCACCGTGTCCCACTTGCACGCCGTGGTGCCATAGGGCAAGTCGCACAGGATCATGTCCACCGAACCATCGGGGATTTGCCTCATCAGTTCAAGGCAGTCACCTTGCATCAGATTGATCATGTCATGCTCTCCGCTATGTAATTGTTCACATCCCTGATCCACATCCGGCTGTATTGAGTGCCCTCAAGGGACAGACTGGTCAACTGCTCCCACTCCCGACAGACCACATCAGCTACTTCAGCGTAATCCCT